AATTCCTTCATCTGAGAAGCTTTTATCTAAAATATAACTACAAAGTGATGAAGCAAGAGCGTACACAAACACCCCAATATAAAAATGTGGAAACAAATGTATTCCGGCATACCAAAAAAGCATGTACATCATATAACCAACATGAAAACCAATGCACATGCTGCATCCGAATAATTCACCCAATAAACCGGTTTTTGGTCTTATCCAGCTTAATATACTGGCATAGCACAAAATTTGTGTTAAACCAGCACAGCTTAAAATGAATACAATTATTTTATCCATTATAGACCATAAGCATAACGACGAACTTGGTGAATTGGAACTGAACCTTTTTCTTTTGCAGCTGGAACATCTCCAAGTTCTGTACTGTCTTTATCTTCTGGTTCTGTCATTCTATCAGTATAAGTATCATCGACAGCTTTTTGATAAACAACCGATGGTTTTTCACTGTCAATCCATTTTGATATAATCATTAGCATCAGATTATCAATTGGTATTTCTTGAACTGGTTTTATTATTTTTGCTTCTAATGAGCCGTATACATTTCCACCGCAAATACTATCAAGCGATATAACGCCTTTTTTAAACAAATATTTCATCAGTCTATCTTGTGCTTGATAAATATTATCATCAAAATTTTCTCTTGCAAATGCAATAATTTTCATTTTTTCTGGCATTATAACTATGTCAATATCTGGATGATCTGAGACGATCAAATTGGCGTCAAGAGTTCTTCTTACTTTTAAAGTTATTTTAAAAAGTTGTTTTGGTTTTTCTGGTTCTTTTTTATCCTCTGGCTGCTGATCATCCAAAGCCTGATCTGGTTGAGGATCTTGATCGATTACTTTAACATTGATATCAGCCATTATTGTTTTCTTCCTGTGAATTAATTTCTTTTATCAAGCTTTGTATCTTTAGTACTTCTTTTATCATCGAAGCATCGATTGATTTTTCTTTGTATTTTTCTACTTTTTGCAAAACAATATTTGTTTTTTCTTTTAGTAAATTATTTTCAGAAATTTGTTTTGTTTGTAATGAATTTTTTAGTATTTCTTTCAATCTTTCTATTTCTTCATTTAAATAAATTTTAAATTCAACACCACCATCGGCAAAGCTCATAACATATTTTGTTATTAAATCTTTTTGTTCATTTAAAAGTTCTTCTTTGTATTGTTCGTTGAATTTTTTAACGAACACTTTATATGTTAAAGAATCAATTGTTTGCAGTTTTTCTTTTTCAATGTCTTCCGGTGAAGAAGTCATTTTTAACACCAATGAATTTTCAAGCAAAACTTTTTCTTTTACTGGAATAGTATTGTTAAATATTTGAGATAGGGTTGCTAGATTTTTATATTCCGGAACAAATGTAGAAAATATTTTTCCATCCGAAAACTTATTTAAAATATTTATTAATTTTGTTTGTTGATTAAAGATTTTTTGTTTATCAAGCATATCATATTGATATTTTGCTTCTCTCAATAATTTGTCTGCTATATTTGTTTCTAAATTATAGCTTTCGTTTAGGGCACGATATAAATCTAATTCTTTTTTGAGAATTGAATTTTTTGAAAAGAAAGCCTTGCAAACATCGATTAAGAACTTTTTGTCTTGCTCTTTTTTTTCTAAAACACAATTTGTTATTTCACGAACGATTATTTCGTACAAGAAAGCAGTGTTTCTTTTTTTATTGTGTTTACTCTTCATTTTTTTCTTCCTTGTTCGACTTTTTCTTCTCTAAAGAATTGATTAATTGTTTTAAACTATTACTGTTGGACATAATTTGCTGTTCCACATTATCTACAGTTTTATCTTTATTTCCTTCTGTAATCATTTCTTCATTATAACTATTTTCATAATTCTCATAAATACCATTTCCAAGGCTAAATAGTTCTTGAGTTCCTGCTCCCCAAACATTTCTCATAGAACCGCCACCCATTTCTTTATTAAATTTTGATTGATAGCTTCTTGTTCTTGCACCTTCTGGCCTTCCATCACCACCACGGAATTTTACAGGTAGATACATTTTACCTCTTGATGCTGGGGTTGATGTTAGTCTATCGTCTCTTTTACCCGGTGCTGCCAATAATGGACTTGGTTTTCCACCACCGGCACCACCAGTTTCACCAGCCGGTGGAGTTGGAGTTGTGCTTGGTTCAGTAGATGGTGTTGCTCCTCCTGGTGGTTCTTGTCCAGCAGTTAATGCACCAAGATCTATTCCTGTATCACCACCGGGTGATGGTGGACCACCCACAGCACCACCACCTGGTACACCACCTTCACCAGCCCCAGATATACCACCTGCTATACCACCGGCGGCTGCTGCTGCTTCTTCTGCACCAGATTTCTCAACTGCGGCTTTGAACTTAAAGTCATAGAACATTTCTCTCTGGTTTCTCAAGAATTCTTCGTCAGTCATGCCAAAGATTTTCTTTGCAACCCAACGCTTACTGAAATACCCTTCAGTTGCTGCACTAGCGACTTCGAATTTTGTTTTCCAAGTTTCAAGCTCTTGTAATTCTGCAATCTTACTTGGATTGTTTAATCTTAGTTTAAATTTAACTAAATCTTCGTTTCTGTATCCAAGAATATAAAGATGAATAATTCCAATTTTTTCTAATTCACTAATAACAGATCTCTGAAGACGCTGAATAGTTCTTGCAAAACGAATATCTTTTTGTGCAAGAGTTGCCTTATCTTCTTCTCCACCTTCACCACGAGCAAGATAACTTTGTGGAATTTTAATGGCAGAGAATAATTTGTCTCGTAAATATTTTACATCGTCGATATCGCCAGTATATTGACCGCCAGCAAGACTTTCAATCTTTGTTGATTGCTGGCCACGAACGGGAATGAAATAATCTTCTTCAATTGAAAGAGGATTGTATCGCAAATCTACGCGACCTGTCTTTTCATCAACAACTTGATTTCTTTTTAGCGAAGTCATTGCTTTTTGCATGAATTGCTCTATGTCGTTTGGCGCAACATTACCAACATCAATATAAAATACTCGGCGTTCAGCAGAACGAACAATACGATAAGCCATCATGGCATCTTCTAATAGTGTTAGCTGGCGCCAAATACGACGGGCTGGTTCCAATACTGATGTTCCATATGGAGCATACTTATCGTTTCCAAGAATTCGGAAATGACCAATTTGCCAATTTTCAAATGTCATTCCACCGCTATTCCATTGGAATTGAACATAGTTGGGATTCTTTTCGTCTTCACCTTCTATTCTTTCGACTTCATATGGTGGAAGACCAATAGCATTTTTAATTCCGTCTTTATCGTCGATATCAAGATAAAGAAAGAAATCACCGAACTTACACATTGTTCGTGACCAACCGAAAAGATTAAATTCAATATTTAATATATCATAATAAAGACCGTTTAAGACATTCTTTATCTCTTCATTAGGACAATCGATTGTTAATACTTTTTCTAAAGAATTACTTGTGGTCATTTCGTCAGCATATATATCGAGTGCTGATGCAATTTCTGGTGTGTATTCCATTTGTTCAAAGTCAACATATCTCTCAGCACGGTTTTGATTGGCCATGCTTTGAGAGTGAACATATGAGAATGGATTATAGGAAGATTTTTTAAACTGCTGACCTTGAGCTGATTGAAATTTATATTTATCTAATCTGCGGCGTCTTTCACTTTTATAATTTTGTTGACGACGATTGACTATTGGACCAGAAAATAATTTTGTTAATCTCTTGAAAAGATTGTTGTCTGGATTGTAAGGACTTTTATCTAGATTTATTGGTCCTTTTCTTGACGGTGTAATGTTTCTATAGTCATTTTTGCTAATTGGTTTATTGTCGGGCATTTATTTATCCTTTATAAAGCCATTCATACATTTTGTAGAATTCTTTTAATTCTTTTATATTAACTTTTTTATCTTCAAGTGAATAATTTTGATTATATCCAATTTGTCCGGGAATCTTTGTTTGAACTCTTGTATTCGCCATAGTTATAGCACCAAACATTGCTTTTGTATACTCAACATCTCTCTGAGATGTTGCTAAAGCTGTATCTCTAACCCAACAAGCAATAGCCATAGACAT